GACATGGCGCGAATGGGAAATTGGCTGTTTTCTAACCTTCGTACTCTAGTTGTGAGCTGGATTGATAGCCGGGTTATGGTCGTTGGTACGCGATACGCAGTCGATGATCCGTATGAGCGCATCATGAAGTCGTCCAAGGAGCATATCGGTTTCTGGGATGCGATGGAAGTGGATTATCCGCTGAATCCTGATGGTGACTGGGTGACGTACTATAGACCGGCTGTGCAGACTGATAAAGACGGGAACAACTACTCGGTCAATCCGAATGCGTTCAACTTGAAGCAACTAGCAGAACTTGAACTAAGTGACCCTTGGGTCTATCAAAGTCAATACGCGAACAATCCGCTCGCTGCTGGTGTGAGTGATTTTGCAAATTATACGGTCGAGCGATTCAAGTTGGAGTGGGATGATGAGAAAGAAACCTACGAAATTGTTTTTCTGGACAAGTCTCTTGGTGATTATGTGCGTATTGATCTACGAAGTTGTGATGTCATTGTCGCTGGTGACCCTTCCGGTGGAACAGTTGTCGCTAGCTATAATAGTTCCCGCGCTGCTGTGGTTGTGCTGGCGACTGATGGCTTAGGACGTAGGTTCGTGCTGGATGTCGAGGCGAACTTTGTACCGCCGACGAAGTTTTTCGGATGGCTCTTTCAGTACAAGAAAAAATATTTTAATTACTGTCGTGGTACGTTCATTGAGGCTCAGGCAGCATTCAAGTCGTTCATCAGCATACTGCGCAAAGAGGAAGTCCAGCGTGGTGAGTGGCTGAATCTAGTCGGAATAAATGCGCTTGGTGACAAAGAGACGACAATCAGGAACATTCTGCAGCCGTTACTTGATAAGGGTAAACTGTTCTTGCGTGACGAGATCTACAATAAGGTCATGGAAGAACTTCGTGTGTTTCCGTCGAAGAAAATGGACATACTGGACGCGTTGAAGATTTCGGTGTATAAATCTATTGTACCAAGAGACAAGAATTATTCGATCGATGATGATGACGATGACCGGTTCAAGCGAAAACGCTCCAACCGTGATCATGTGAATAAAGTAACTGGTTACTAGGAGGCGCTCAAATGGCTAAAACTACCGAGATAGGTTCCGATGAAGTGAATATTGATCAAGAGGCGACTGTTGATGTCGCGCAGTCAGTCGGTCCGATCGATGCTGAGGCGAATGCAGCCGCAGTCGATGGACAATTACAGCTTAGTGACATTATAACTGACGAGGCGATTCGAACGGCGATCAGTGATTATCTGTGTTCGGAGATCAAGGACATCAGAGACGGTGAAGATCGCAAGGGTCTGGAGGCTGTCTGGCAGGAGTATCGTAGAATACGCCGAGCACGCGTTGAGTCAAAGACTCGTACAAGTCCGTGGAAGAACTCTGCGAACATGATGCCGCCTTTGACTGCGCAGAAAGTCAATACAATCTACGCGAAGGAAATATCTGCTTTTGCGTCGAAGAAACCGCCTGTGCAGGTCGAGGCGATGAACTCAAGTGAGTTCGACAAGGCTGAGTCGATCGGCAGGTTTTTCAAGGGCATCTCGGAGTCTTCAAGTGGCTTGAATATGCCGAAGAATCAGCAGGTTATTTTCTATGAGCAAGTCTCGCTCGGGACGCATTTTGTCAAGGTGCCGTTCTTGGTCGATCAGTGGGCGTTCAAGCGTGCAGGACAAGCTGGTGAAGAGCAAGTGACATACGTTAGGCACAAAGGTCCGGCGATTCAGAACATTCGGCTGGAGGACTTTTTCACTCGTCCGTATTGGAAGGACATTCAGCGTGCTCCGTGGATTGCAGTCAGATATCGGTATTATCAGCATGAACTGCTTCAGCAGGGTGCGATGGGAATATTCAATCTTGAGAATGTACAGAAAATCTTGGATCGCAATATTACGACTTATGATGATAATCAGCTTTCGTCACTGACTGGAGCGAACATCACGGTTGGTGAGATCGGCAAGAATGATCAGAACAAGGAATACGAAATATTCGAGTGCTACGTGTTCTGGGATATTGATGGTGATGGTATTCCCGAGGACGTAAAGTTCTGGGTGGAAGTCGAGTCGGGAGAGATTCTCAGGACTGAATATAATCCGCTTTCCATGCGTGATATCGAACCGGTTATTTATTTCGATGATCCTGATGTGCTCTATGGAGTCGGTGTCTGCGAGATGACCGCTTCGTTACAAGAAGAGGTCACGACTTTACACAATATGCGTCTCGATGGTACTCAATTATCGATGCTCAAGATGTTCTTTGCGAGGCGTGGTTCGGGCTTGGCTGACGAGGAGCTTTCGCCATTCAAAGTACTTGAAATGGACGATCCGATGACCGATCTCAGGCCGGTTGATTTCCCTGATGTAGCTGCGAGTTGTCTGACCGGCGAGATGGTCGCACGCGAGTATGCTGATAAGGTTACGGGTGCAAGCGACTACATGGCGGGATTCAATGACAAGACAGTCGGCTCGGGAGCGACGCTCGGTGGAACGACTTTCTTGGCGCAACAGGCGAATACGATTTTGAATTCGATTCTGCAGAATGCTGAGATATCCATGACGAACATCTACACGATGGCGTTCTATCAGTGCGTTGCGCACAAAGAACAGGTTGATTTGAGCTTCTTGACTCCCGAGGACCAAGCGAACATGATGGACGTACTGTCGATGAACGTCGAGGACATTGCGACGAAGTTCAGATTCATCGTGAAGTCGACTGAGCTTGATAAGACTGATGAGGCGCGGAAGCAGAATTATCTGGCTGGATCGCAGATGTACGGGCAGTATGCGCAGAAGATGCTTGAGTTGCAGAATACGATTCAGATGGCGCAACAAGGTATGCCTCAGCAGGGGATTCCGCCGAATCCGCAGCTCGCGGAACTCGCGCTCAGAATGTATGTCGGTGCGACGAAGTTTATGACCAAGACGTTTGAATATTTCGATGTTGGAGATCCGAGTAGTTATTTCCCGTATGTGGGCGACATGGAGCTTCAACTTAAAATGCAGGACGAGCAGAAAAAGCTCGCCGTTCAACAGCAAAAGGAGTCAATGAACAATGCTCAAGGATTCGTCGGAACTGGTGCTCAAGGTCAGCAAGCAGTACTCGGTCCCGCAGGAGTTCCTGCAGGTAATGTTAACGTGGGATCAGCAGGATCTCCGGGCGTTCCAGCAGGTACTAGCCCTGCGCCGGGAGGCGTGCTCTAATCGACTGGAAAATGCCGCCAGCCAGCAGGATATGTTTAGACTGCAAGGCGAGGCGGCAAGTTTGCGGAAGTTGTTTAACGAAATCGAAGTGTGGTTTCGGGCTATACAGGAGGACAAGAAGTGAGTTTATTTGATTGGGAACGGAAGTTGATGTTTGCGGCTGATGGTGCAGATGGCTCGGCAGCTGTCGAGGCTCCGTCCGGGGCTGAGGTCATCATCGACGAACCTACCGATGATGATACTGATTATGTGGTTGAGGGTTCCGAGGAAGCGCGAAATATTCAACCGGCTGATGTGAAGTCCCGTGAAGAGATCATGGCTGAGCTTGCGAAGACTCGTGAAGAGCTTGTTGCGCTGCAGGCTGGTGCTGCTCCGGTGACTGCGCTGCAATCGACTATGGAAAAGATGATGTCGAACATGGCTCCTGCGAAAGCTCCGAGGAAAGACGGTTCGACAACCATGCAACTCTATAATGGTCAGCGGATGTCCGATGTGGACTTCGAGAAGCACATCAATCAGCTCATGCTGGAGAACCCGTATCAGGCTCAGCAGGAAATGCAGGCTCGCATGATGGAGCCGATTCTACAAATGACTGCGGTCAATAATGCACAGACCAGTCGGGAGCTTTTGCTGGCTAATGCCGAGACCAAAAAGTTCTATGATCGGTATGCGGACGAGATCGAGGAGCACGTGGCGAACATTCCGATGATCGACCGGGTGAAGAACGCTCGGGTGTATCAGAATGCGCTCAATGTCGTCAAGGCTGCTCACATGGACGAACTTGCTGCCGAGACGACTTCTGCTCAGGTTGCGAGCTTGGTTGCTGCTGAACTTGCGAAATACGGCATCAAACCGGGTGAAACGCCAGTAAGTGCCACGAAACCGACACAAACCGCGTACAATGCCCCCCAAAGTCTCTCAGCACGTCCCACGGCGAGTGCTTCAACGAATCGTAAGGTCGTTTCGATACCGCAAAGTGTCGCTCATGAGGCTCGGCAGCGTGGTTTGGACCCCGGATTCTACTATGAGCACCTCAAATCCAAGGGTTTGATCAAATAATTTAAGGAGAATTAAGCTATGATACAGGAAACTGTGGGAAAAGATCCCGAGAAGGTGGTTAAAGTGGGCAATTCGAACGTGTCAAGTGCAAATATGACAGGTAGCGTTGTAAAAACTTCAAAATCTCCACAGAAAATGAACGTACTCCCTTCGATGAAGAAAGAAACTGTGCTAGACTTGGACTCGAAGGGTGTGGAGCTGTATTTCGATCAGAAAGAGGACTTCCTTGTTCTGGACGAGACTACGATTCGCGCTTTGTCGCAGGCAAATCGGATTCGGTATTCGACCGCGAGGCAGTTTCATGACAACTGGCGCGGACAGAGTGATGCGGATTTTGCCGAGGCGTTTCAGGTTGATCGGGAGTTTGTCGGTTCGGACTATGACAAGCTGTATGATATCAACATTCGCTCGGGCATTCAGCATCGCTGGGCACGACCGGATCGGGTGGCTGATTATATGGCGAAAGGCTATCATATCATGCAGCCGGATGAAGCGACAACGTTCTTGGGTGCGAAAGGCTCTCGACATGAGATTTCGCACAATGGAAAGACTGAACTTGTGCTGATGGGCATTGACAAGAAGCTCTATCAGAAAGCTCAGACTGACAAGGTTACACGGAATAAAAACCGAGCGGTAGCTTGGAAAAACTCCGGTGTCGAGCAGTTGAATGCGTCTGGAAGTCGTGGATTCGTTGATGAAACCGCTTCTTCGGTCGGAGGAAACTTCAACGAGATCGGAGGGGAATAGACCTTTTGAGGAGGAATGCAAATGGCGTTCAAACTTTATAAGGGCGCAGGCGGTGGTATGGAAGTACCTACCGAGCGGTTCATCGCCGGGTCTGGCGGTGTCACGGCTGGTTTGCCTGTAGTCCTTGCAGCTGGAGCTTCTGGGGCGGAACTGGGTAAAGTTACTCAGGCTGCTGGTGGTTCTGCGGCGACTGAACTGATCTACGGTATCGCACTTGAAACGGGTGCTGCCGGTGCTGAAGTTCTGGTTCTGCCTGCGCTCAACGGCGCAATTTACGAGGTAGACGCGGCGGCTGATGCCAACGTGACGTCTGTGGCGCAGGATAATTATCTTGCGTCTACGACTTGTCTGCTTACTGTTGGAACTTCTACCAATGTTGGTAAGAAGTGTCATATTATTGGGCAACTTGGTGTAGCAGCGAAACGTAAGTATCTCTGCCGTCTCACCAATCTGTCTGGCGTATAAGGAGGTCATTGAATGCCTGCACCTATGAACCGTGGCAGTTTTCCTCTGCAGACCGACAGAGAGATTGCCAAGATGTTTTATGGCGCCTATGCGGATGTTCCGTCTGAATGGACGAAAATCGCAAAGGTAGAAAACTTTCCCAAGGGTCGTTACCTGAGTAACGCCGAACTTTCCCCGCTTGGTTCCCTGAACCGCATGGGTGAAGGTGAGGAAATCATGTTCGATACCCCGTCTGAAGGTCACAAGAAGACCATCAGTGCGATCAAGTTCGGACTTGGTTTTCAGATCACCGAGGAAATGCTCGAAGACGATCTGCAGGATCAGGTAGCGAAGCTGCCGCAGTCCTTGGCTCGGAGCGCGAGCTTCTGCGTCGAGCAGAACTTCTTCAACCTGTTCAACAACGGTTTTACCACCGAACTTGGATGGGACGGACTGGCTGTTTTCGCCAACAACCATGTGACGACCAAATCCGGTACGACCATCAACAACCTTGGAGCTGCGGATCTTTCCGATACCAGCCTCAAGGCAGCATTCGATTACTACGACAAGCTCGTAGACGAAGCCGGATTCCCGATCGCCATGAAGCCGAACAAGCTGCTCATTCCGAATGCCCTCAAGTGGGTCGCGAATGATCTTCTCAAGGCAACTGGTCGTGTGTGGGAATACACCGATGCAACCAAGGGTCTTGTTGCTGCTGCGACTTTCGGTGGTGATGGTCCGCTGATGAACAGCCTCAATCCGTCGAGCGGTATCGTCGATGGTTGGTCCATTCAGACCAGTCGTTATCTGACCGATGACGATTCGTGGTTCCTCATGGCTCCTGAGCACGGGTTTACCTTCTACTGGAAGAAACAACCCAAGATCAGCTCCAGTGAGTCGTTCGGTACTGGTTCGAAACTCTACAAAGTGACGACCCGGTTCGCACCGACTGTGTGGGACTACAAGGGTTCGTATGGTTCGCCGGGAGCCTAATCGCTCGTAGTTCGTAACGTCGAGGGGAGTTTGGGGGGCATTTCAAAGCGCACTTCAGACTCCCCTTTTTAGGATCTAATCAGCATGGAATTGCAGATCTATAGTGACGAGCAAGTCACACGAATTGTTGATGGAAATACACAATACGCATATAAAATAATTGGCTCTATCGACCCGAATCCGAATGATATTTTATGGCTGAATGATGGCGATGCCATTGATCCGCTGTTTGAAGAATATACAATGCGCATGACGACTAAGGGAACACGATCCGGTGAAAGTCCGGGTAACTGGGCGACCTGTCATATTTGTCGATATGAATATCCTGTCGTGGATATGATTCTGAATGGTGGTAAATATTACTGCACGAAACAAAAATGTGCAGATGACTTAGTGGAGGTTCTTAAATGACTCTGCAACAGATTATTCGAGACGTTTATGAAGCTCTGGGTGAACCGAGTGACTTGGAATATAAAGATGATTTTGATGTGATTGATGTCGCGTCAGACGGCTGGCATAAGCTTGTTGATTATGTGAATAATGCGTGCTTGGGAATTGCGACATGGAAGTTTCCCGATAAGCGGACGATTCGTTTCAGATTCCTAGAGGATGTTGCGAGTTTGACTACAGTTTTCGAGACTGCAACTGTAGCGATCAGTGCGACTTCGATGCCGGTCATTGAGACGACATTGACGAATCTTACAGTTGATGCGTATGCCGGTTGTGCGATCAGGATCGGATCGAACGTATATCGAGTCAGGTATTCTAGACCTGATCCGTTTACTGTGCCGAATGTCGATTTGATGCTTGATGGTCCGATCACGGTTGCTGCCGGAACGACTATTGAGTTGTCCAAGCGTGACTATCGGTTTATTAACCAGACGATTGATCCGTTTACGACGACTCCGACTGGAATCGCATATACTGCTTCGAATGGTGCTCCGCTTGAGATTACGAATATCTATGATCTGACTACTAATTCCGAGTTGAGTTTGTTGAAAAAATACGATCCCTTGGTTGCGATTCAGGCATCGTTTCAAACTCCGAGTCAGTACTACAAACTTGCGCAAGGGATTCGGTTTGACTCGTATCCGACTGTCAGTTCGAATTATGCGGTGCGCTATATGCGTGGACCGAGGGTGCTAAGTTATTTGGACATTGATGCCGAGCCTGAACTGCCGATGCAGTTTCATGAGGCGATTATTCTGCACGCTTTGTGGTGGGGTTATCGCCGGATGCAGGAAAATACGTCGGCTTACTCGACAAAACAGGATTTAACTGATATGTTGAGTCGTGTTCGGACTGAGTATGACCTGCAGGGTGAACTTACTTCGCATCAGTTTACCATAGCGTAAAGGAGCTTCAATATGGCACATTTAATTCAATGGTCAGATTCGTTCAACTCGCTGCCGGTCTCGACCAGTAAAGTCGGTCAGACTGATAAGTTTATCAGAGATTCCCGGCAGGGTGTTGCTGAGCGGATTTCGCAGGAACACAATCTCAATATGGACGATCTGCCAACTGACAATCACGGTAAACACCTTGAGGGTTCGGCGAGATGTTTCATCTCGAATACTGCTGTAACGAATCCTGATGTCATGGTCGAGACAGTATATCTGGTCGGTGATCGACTCAATCAGGACTTTAAGAATGGTCGGCAATACTTCAATCCCGAGACCAAGAAACTCTATGTGTATGTGGTGAACTACACGTACGTGGACGCGCAATCAGTCAGTCATACAGTTGATGGGTTTGTTGAGGTGACTCCGCTTAAAGCCGATACCGCATCGAGGCTTGTCGTAGGTACGTGTTCGACTGCTGCGGAAACTCAGTCGAAGGTTGCGACGCTTGACGGATTTACGCTGACTGCCGGTGCCAAGGTTGTGATCAAGTTTTCAAATGCGTCGTGTGTATCGGCGAATCTGGCGATCAATGGAACTACGGCAAAATCGCTGTACTTCGGCGGGGTTCAGACTACTGCCGCGACATGGTATGCCGGTGATCTAGTCGAGATTATCTATGACGGAACGAACTATCACATTTTGTTTGTAAAAGCAGATAACTCGATCAGCACACCTGAATTGTACGGTAATTTGACTGGTGATGTTACTGGTAATGTAACGGGTGATATTACGGGTGATTTGACTGGTAACGCTGACACGGCTACTTTAGCTGACGAAGCGACTCTTGGATTATCTGCTGGAAATGGTAGTCCGACTACAGGTAAAATTCGTATTCCAACTGGACAACCTGCAAGTCTTGTCAAAGGTGATATGTGGATAGTATGAGAGGTAACTTAATATGGTAAACTTTGCAAACTTGTTAGGAACAGCCACACTCTCAACTTCAATCTCAGATTCAAATACAGTAGTGACAAATTATGGAACTATTTCAGATGTAAATGACGATAATTCAAGTACTTATTGTGGTAAACGATGTGTTTGGCAAGAAGGTGCTCAGACTCTTACATTCGAGGTAACAATAATATTATCAAGAACTGTTCATGTGAAGGATACATCTCTTAAGTGTAGACAACATTCATGGGGTCTGCATTCATACGGTGGTTCGGCAGTTTTTCAATACTGGAATATTGATTCTTCAGCTTGGGTAACTTTGATTACTCCAGCTGTAACACATAGTAGTATACCAAGTAATCCAACACCTTTAACTTCTACAACAGAGTTTACAACAAATAAAGTGCGGTACTCAGCAACATTAACAGCAATTGCAGAGTCTCTTGTAAACTATGTGGTGGATGCTGCTGTTTTTGAGATTATCCTGAACGGAGATAATTATTTGGCATCAGGCTGTAAGGTTCAGGATGCAGCTTCGGTTGTTGATCTGGCGCTTGATCCTGATAGTTTGAATCAAGTCGGATTCTATGATGGATCGACGGTGAAGTACTTAGCGTTAGTTGATCCAACTTCAGCAGATGCTTCATCTGTGCGAATCTATGATGGTACTGCGATTAAGGCAATCGCCAAGGGAGTCTAGCTTTAATGACAAATAATTCAGTTTCGAGCAGACCCGGTGTAGTGGGTAAAGATAATATCGATCAAAACTCAGTTCCCGCCGATATGTTCGAATTGGATGATGTGAACAAGGTCATTGCATTAAAAGACAACTGGCATTTTTCAGGACAGCTACTCTATATTGGTGTAGCGTACAAGCAGTCTGACAGCATTCCGACTCCGCCGACTGGTGGTAGTTACAATTTTACGACTGAGGTTTTGACGATACCGTCTGGCTGGTCTGCGACTCCACCTAATTCGGGGGTGCTGCCGACATATCGGACTGAGTATCAGTTTGTAGGCTGGGCGAAGACTGATGTCATTACGGCGACTACATGGTCGCTGCCGGGAAAATACACCGGTCCCTCGACGGTTGTCGCGGTATTGACGAACGAACATCACGCCATTCCGACAGACGAGCAGGGTAATGAAGGCAACTATACCGGTGCGAATACTTCAATGATTATTTACGAAGGTTCGGTTGATACGACTGCATCAGGCTGGACATTCAGAGCCGAGAACGTAACGAATATTACCGGTACGATGTCGGGAAATACCTATACGGTGACGAACATCTCGAATGACATCGGGTATGTGGATATTATCGCGCACAAGACCGACATGAGCGAGATTACGAAACGATTCTCGCTGACACGATCTCGACTCGGCGATCCCGTTCCTGCATATCGAATGGGTGTTTCGACGACAGTAATTAAGATCTATCCTGATGGTACGATTGTTCCAGATAAAGTCGCATTCAACGCAGTAAGTTCGATTGGTTTGACTGAGCAAACTGCCTACGCGGGTATATTTCGGTTTTATGTCAACAACGTGCTACAGATGCAATCAAATGCCCCCCAAAGTTACTTTGAGTGGTCAACTTTTGGTGATTATCCGTCTGATACGAGCTATCCGTCCGACACCGATTTTCCGTCGTTCGTGTTCGAACTTGCAACGACTGACTTGCAGTTAATGCGGGTTGACTTATATTCAAGTGATAACGTCGTGTTGCTTGATTCACAGTCGATTGTGTTTTTCAAGGATGTCGAGTTTCAGGTTGAAGGGATTATCGATCGTGCAGTAGTTGATGCGAATAATTACGCAGATGAACTCGATGCTGCGTTGAGACTTCAGACTGATCGGTCGATCGTGTATTACTCTCAGGCGACTGATCCGTCGTTAGCATGGTCTGATGCTGCGACGAAGATTCTGCACAAAAGTGACTTCTGGCGAAACAATACGTCTGACGCGAATCAATGGCAGCAATGGACTGGTGCAGAATGGAAGATCGTTTCGGACCCGGCAGCGCTTGAAGCTGCAAATGATGCTCAGGCGACTGCGGACAAAAAGACTACGTTGTGGTCGTCTTTGGCTGTTGCCAATTTGAGTGGTGCGGTTGTTGGGGATATGTTCTCTGAGAGTGGTAGCATATATCGAGCACTTCAAGTAGCGCCGAATATTACTATTAATAACTCAGTTCGAATCTCGGCGAAAAACTATGGATCGGTTCAGAACGAAACTGCACGGGAATTGCTTGCAAATCCGATTCAGTACGATACGGTATTTCAGATCGATACCCAGCAATGGTATGTACGTGGTGTGAATAGCTGGCTCTTGGATGGAAGCTCCTTAATTGATACAGTTACGACCTATACACCAAAGTATCTAGGGAAGTTCAATAAGAGTGCGACTCCTGCAGAGTTTCCAACTGGATACCATGCAGGTGACTGGTTTTTACTCTATGGCGTAGATGACTCGACAACTCAGCGTGGTATTTGGCGATTTTATGACTCGTTGGCTGATTCGCATAAAACACGTATCGACGGCACTTCGAGTGATGAATCACTGTACGTTATTTCTGCGATGACTGACTTACTTGAAGTTACGAATAACGTCAGTCCGGATTATGGAA